CCATGGGGCGGACCCGCCAATGGGTCGAAAACGTCGTGTACGGGTCTGGGGCCTGGCGATGGTCTGGGTCTGGGGATGGTCGCCGTCGGGGCTGGGGGGTGGTCTGAGTGGCTGGTCGTGGGCCTGCTCCGAGGCCGGAGGGCCAGCGTCGTCGCCGCGCGAAGGCGATGGTGAACGCCGTGCTGCCGCGGGAGGGGTATCGCGGCGAGTTCCCGGCGCTGGGGCGGTCCTACAGGTCCGATGGCGAGTCGATCCCCTACCTGGCGGAGACGAGGCGGTGGTTCGAGACGTGGGCGCGCTCGCCGATGGCCTGCGAGTTCGTGGCGACCGACTGGGAGCGCCTGAGGATGCTCGCGCGGGTCGTCGACGGCTTCTACCGCGACCCGAAGGCCTCGCTGCTGGCCGAGATTCGTTTGCAGGAGGCGTTGCTTGGCGGCTCGCCGTTGGACCGTCGCAGGTTGGGCATGCAGATTGCGCCTGCTGAGGCCCCGGCCGAGGCCGCTCAGGTGGTCGCTATCGAGGCGTATAGGCAGGAGCTGGGCGCGTGAATGGCGTCCGTTCGATCCCGGATACGACGCCGGCTGAGGATCGGACCCTGGGATGGCAGGTGCTCGCGTGGACTCGTGCGTATCTCCTACAGCCCGACGGGCCGAACGCGGGCGAGCCTTGGGTCTTCACGCCCGAACAGGCCCGGGTCGTGCTGCGCTGGTATGAGATCGACGAGGCCGGCCGGTTCGTTCACCGCCGGGGTGTGATTCGACGGATGAAGGGCGCCGGCAAGGACCCGACGCTCGCCGCGCTTGCGTGCGTCGAGTTGTGCGGCCCATGCCGCTTCGACGGGTGGGACGCACGGGGGTTGCCGGTCGCGGTCGAGCACCCGGCCCCGTGGGTGCAGGTCGCGGCGGTCGCGCAGGACCAGACGGCGACCACCATGCGACTGTTTCCGGGGATGTTCAGCGCGGCGGCGCTCGACGAGTTCAAGATCGACCTGGGCAAGACGATCATCTACGCGCGGGGGGTGGGCCAGATCGAGGCCGTCACGTCATCCCCGCGTGCCCTGGAGGGGAAGCGCACGACGCTTGTGATCCTCAATGAGACGCAGAATTGGCTGTCGAGTAACGACGGTCTAGCGATGGCGGAGGCGATCCGAAGGAACCTCGCCAAGTCGAATGACGGTAGCGCTCGGGGAGTCGAGCTGTGTAACGCGCATCTCCCGGGCGAGGGGTCGGTTGCGGAGTTGACGTTCGAGGCGTGGCGGCGGGCGAACGGGAGCGTCTCGGGCCTGTACTACGACTCGTTGGAGGCCCCGCCGATCGCTGACCTGGGCGACCTTGACGCGCTGCGCGCTGCGCTGCTCGCTGCTCGCGGCGACTCGACGTGGCTCGACGTTGACCGGCTGCTGGGGGAGGTCGCGGACCCGACTACCCCGGAGTGGGTGTCAAGGCGCTTCTACTTGAATCAGATCGTCGCCGTGGAGGGCGAGCGGTGGATGAACATGGAGGCGTGGGATGCCGCGGCGCGGCCCGGCGAGTCGATCCCTGACCGTGCCGATGTGGCGCTCGGCTTTGACGGGTCCCGGACGGGCGATGCGACGGCGCTCGTTGTCGTCTCGATCGTCCCGTCCGGCGAGGTCCCGCACCTGGACGTGGTGGCGCTCCAGGAGAACGTCACGGGGGCCGCCGGGGGCTGGGAGGTGGACATGGAGCAGCTCATGGCCGATGTCCGCGCGGCGTGCCGGCGCTGGCGGGTCCGTGAGATCACCGCCGACTTGACCTTTTGGCAGCTCCCGTTGCGCATCCTTGAGGGCGAGGGCCTGCCAGTGGTCGAGATGCCTCAATCGTTGCCGCGGATGGCTCCCGCGCAGGCGGGTTTCCGGCAGGCCATCGGCCACGGGCGACTGACACATTCCGGGGACCCCGACCTGCGCCGGCATGTAGCGAACGCCGTACTCGTGCCGAGCAGCCGGGGTGACAAGCTGGCGAAGGACTCCAAGAGCAGCCCGCGGCGCATCGACCTGGCGGTTGCGGCGACGATGGCGCACTCGCGGGCGACGCAGCTCACGCCCCAACGTCCTCGGATCATCGACCTGAACAAGGTCGTGCTCGACGCCCGCCGAGCGGGGACGTGGTGACCGTCCGCCGCCCGGAGCGCTGGGTCCCGTGGGTCCCGCTCGCGGGCGGCCCTAGGCGGCTGCTCGGCCACACCGGCCCGCTGGTCGTGGGAGTCATGGGGAACGCCGACCCCGCCGTCATCCGCGAATGGATCGGGGAGGCGTGATGGCCGAGCGTGAGTTCGACCAGTTCACGGCCGAACTGCTGTCCCGGTCGGTGGACCCGGAGCTGCCCCTGTCGGTTCGCCGCGTCCTTGAGAAGCTCGCGGGCGTCGGCGACGCCCTCGACTCGCGCTATGACCCCGCCCCGGCGCAACGGCAGCTAGCCCGCGCGATGCACGCGATCGGCGACCGCCGCGACACCTTCTAGAATGAACGGCGTCCTGTCGGGAGGCTCGCAGTCAAGTCCCGGCCCCGGCCCCAGTGTGGGCCGTAACCCCGGCCCGTTGGAGGGTTGGAGAATGCCTACAGCAGCAGCCGCAGTAAAGCCGGAGACGCCGATCGACCTGCGCCGGCTCGCCGAGCACGCCGGCCGCGAACGCGACGCCCACCTTCGTTTCGCCCAGCAGCAGATCGGCCGGGAGGGCCGCGCCCTGGTCGGCGACGAGCGCGTCGACGTACAGCTCGCCGTGCAAGACGCCGACGAGTGGGAGGGCCGTCGCCAGGCGTTCGTGCAGCGCGAAGCCGACCGGTCGAACCGGGCGCGCGTCGTCAGGGAGCCCTTGACGTACGCGCCGGAGGCCCGGCACAGCTTTTTTCAGGACTCGTGGGCCGCGAAGATGGGCGACGCCGGCGCCATCGACCGCCAGCAGCGCCACCAGACGGAGATGCGCGTCGAGCTCCGGGAGCGGGAGCGCCGGGCCGCACGCGAGGAGCAGCGCTCACGCGGCGACGTGTACGAGTTCGAGACGCGCGTGAACCCCAACCGGTCACCCGGCCAGGGCTCCAGCTTCGCCCCGCCGCTGTGGCTCATCGACAAGTACGCGACCGCGCCGCGCCCCGAGCGGTGCCTCGCGAACCTCGCGCAACGCTACCCGCTGCCCACGGGCGTCGGGTCGATCAACCTGCCGAGGTTGGCCACGGGCACACGGGCGCAGACGGTGGTCGATCTCGCGGCGGACCCCTCGCAGGACCCGACAGACGCCGGTGTCACCGCGCAGGTAGTCACCGTCTCCGGCCATGTCGACGTCGCGTTGCAACTGTTGGAGATGAGCCCGCCGGGGGCACCCCTCGACGACATGGTTTTCCGTGACCTGCTGGGAGCCTACGACGCCGACCTGGAGATCGAAGTGTTGAGCGGCGCGGGTGAAAAAGGCCAGGTCCTCGGCCTCCTGAACGCTGGCGGCGGCACCATCACCTACACCGCCGCGTCCCCCACGGCGGTCGCCATGTACCCAAAACTCGGCGAAGTCTTCGGCTATGTCGGGGATAATCGCAGGGTCCGCGCGGAAGTGTGGATCATGCGCTCGGGCCGCTGGGCGTGGCTCGCCACGGGTGAGGATAAGCAGGAAAGGCCCCTGGCCGTCCCTATTGATGTGCAGTCGCCTACGCCGCCCGTCGGCCCGATCGGGACGCTTATGGGTAACGTGCCGGTGTATTTGTCCGAGGGCATCCCGACGAACCTCGGCACAGGCGAAAACCAAGATACAATTATCGCCTGTCGTCCGGGTGGGGACATGATGCTGTGGGAGGGCGACCCGCATCTAAATGTGTTTGACGAGGTTCTGTCCGGCACCATGCAAGCACGAATCTCCCTGCATGCTTATGTGGCATTCATCCCGCACCGCCGGCCGGAGGGCATCTGTCGGCTCGCCGGGACGGGCATGGTGGTCCCAACAAATGAGTAAGCCCGCGAAGCTGACGACAGACGAACGCCTAGCGCGTCTTGAGAAGGCGGTTGCCCAGATCGGCCTCGCTCAGTTCGGGCTCTCCAGCCGCGGAGCGATGCACAATCAAGGCCGCCCGCACCTAGCGGCCCTCATGACGGAGTATGAAACCTGGCTGTTCGAGGCCCGCGCGAAACTGGACGCGGAGGCGGCCTGATGGCTGCCAGTACGCTTGACCTTGATCGGCGTAAGCAGCAGGCCGCTGTCCTGAAAGAATCGCGTGGCTTTGAACACCGCCAGTTCGCGGCATCGGAGATGTCCTTGCGCGCGCAGGGCGACGATGTGCTACAGCTCCACGGGTACGCTTCGGTGGTGAATACCCCGTATGACATGGGTTTCTACGAGGAGGTCATCAAGGGCGGGTCTTTCCGCCGCACCCTCAGCGAAGACCCCGACGTACAGTTGCTCATAAACCACAGTGGCCTGCCGCTCGCAAGGTCAAAAAGCGGCACAATGTCCCTCACCGAAGATGTGCGGGGGCTGCGCGTGGAAGCCAGTTTGAATGCCGGGGACCCCGACGTTCTGGCGCTTGCTCCCAAGCTCGAACGTCGTGATGTGGACGCGATGAGCTTCGCTTTCGTGGTGCGCGAGGATTCGTGGTCGGAGGATTACACCCGGCGCGAAATCAGCGACCTGTCGCTCCACAGGGGCGACGTGTCGATCGTCAGCCAGCCCGCGAACCCGGCGACGAGCGCGACCCTCCGCGAGAGGGAGCCCGCGATCCCCGGTGACCGGATCGCCAGCGCCCTGCGCGAGTGGCGGGCAGCGACGCTGCTGCCGGTCGAGCGGCGCAGTCTGTCCCATGATGCTCAGCACGTGCTCGGCTCCCTGCTCGGGGGCCGCAGTGCGCTCGCCGAGCTGCTGCGCCTGCCGGCCCCCACGCCGCCGTCTACACGGCCGAAGCGTGCCTACAGCCCTGCCGCGCGGGCGAGGATCGACCACCTGCTGACCACCCGGAGGGCCTGACAATGGCCGGCGTTACGGGCGAGGAGCACGACTACCTGCTGGCCTTGGCGATCAGTGAACTGGCAACGGCCCTGGAGGCCGCGGGCGTCGAGCTGCCCGCCGGCGCGGGCCTCTCGTACGCGAGGGCGCTGGCTTCGCTGCCGCAGCCAAGGGGGGACGGCCTGGCGGACCCGCCGGCGCCCCGTCCCCGGCCCGAGCCGCTGCCGACCGATGCGCACGCGCCCGATGGCGGGCACAGCCGCGGCGTGGCCCCGCGGCTGCTGGACCGGCTCACGGGGCGGACGTAGATGGCGTCCCCGTGCGCGCGTTGTGAAGGCCGCGGGATCATCGAATTGCCCTGCCCGAACTGTGCCGCCCCGGACGGCGAGCCGGACGATCCGGCGGCCTCTACCGCCACGGACGGCCGGGCGCTCACGCTGCCCGACTACACGGCCCGTGCGCGGCAGCGTCTCCAGGCCGTCAAGGCACGGGCATGATCCGCCCATGCGCCCCAAAGCTCGCGGCGAACGGCACTTTGCTCCTTTCAGCCCGCCGCCGCGTGACGGGCTGGCCGGGCGCGCGGCGAGTGTTCCCCGCCCCCGGCCGGCTCCCCTACACGGTGAGCGCGTGATCGCGCCCGCTGAGTTGCCGCGCCTGCCCCGTGTGTGGCGCGTGGAGCTGCGCGCCACCGAGTCGCCCTGGCCGTGGGGCCGCTGGGAAGCAACCGTCACGCACGGCATCGGGATCACCCGCGAGGGGCTCCCGTGGTGTGCGAGGACCCGCCGGGGGCTGCTCGCGAAGGTCGCGCGTGAGGCCGCCCGTCACGCCGCCGACATGGGCGAGCAGACCATCCATATCGAGATCGAGGATGTCCAGCTATCGCAACGCGGGCTGCCGCGTATCGAGACGCGGGGCGGCTACAGGTGCCAGGACCGGGGGCCGTCGCCGACAGGGCCGCCGCCAAGGCCGAGCGATGTCGGCGAGCGCGGGGCACGGCAGTGACGCTCCCTCCCGAAGTCGTCAAGCAGACCCTCCAGGCCCCGAGTACCACGCCGCGGCACGGGCGGCACAAGCATGTGCGTCCCCACCCGACGTTCGACGACCAGGGCAGCGCACAGCAACACATCATCTTCACGGGGACGCTCGCGACCAAGCACCACGACTTCGAAGTGCTGGCAGGCAGCGAAGCGCCGACGCTGACTGGGGGCTTCGCTAACTGGGTCGAGGTAGAGCGGTGGCAGCGAACGTCGTTGACGGTCCACACGGGGTATCCGCCGTTGAAGCTGACGGTCCCGATCCTGTTCGACTGTGTCGTGGCTGATGGTGAAGAAACCCTCGGGGCGAGGATCGACCATACCGTCGCTATCAGCGCCGCCTCGCGGAAGCTGGAGGGGGACATTCAGATACTTGAGTGGATGGCGGGCCGCGGCAAACTGTTCGCCGAGGACCGTCATGGCAACAAGACCGGCGGCGAAGACGGCGTTGGGCAGTCCCCGTTGGTGAGTGTCTATTCGGTGTCGGCGTCGGGCCGTGAACATCCATTAGTGCCGCCGAACGCGCAGGGCATCGAATGGGTCGTCACCGACTTGACGTATGACACCAATCCGCGGCGCAACGAAGCTGGTTACCGTGTCCGGCAGCCTGTGACTGTCGAGCTCAAGGAATATGTCGGTCTCGGCCCGCTCGACAAGAGCCCGGACGGGCCGGCTGCGCGCCATCAGCGCCGCCACGAATCCCCGGGTCATGTGGTGGTCCGTTCGACTGCGGCTGAGGCGACGATCCGGTCTATCGCTGCGCGGAGGCTGCGTATCCCGCACCCGACGCAGGCCGCCATCGAAATCGCCAACTACAACGACCGGCACCGCAAGGGCTGGCGGTACGGGCGTAGCCCCGACAAGGAGCTGCCGGTCGGCACGACGATCTGGGTGCCGAGAGCGCTCGCGCAGGGCCTCGGCTAGGGGTTGGGGCCGTGGGTCGCACGGTGGGTATCCGGGAGGACTGGGAGCGCGGACGGATGCCGTGGCTAGGGCTTGGACCGTTTGCGTTGGCGCTGGTCTCTAGCGGCGAGATGGTCCTTGTGTTGTTCTGGCGGCCCGCGACGTTCGCGCCCCAGGAGGGCGGTGGCATCCTCAGCATGGCGCCCGGCATCTGGTGGTCGCGGTGCTCGCCGAGGGCACAGGAGCAGAGGCTTGCGGTCGAGACGGAGGACCCGACGAGCGAGCAATGGCGGCAAGCCTGCGAGTTCGCTCTCGACGAGGAGGGCCTGGAAACCTATACGGGGCCGTCCGGTGGCCCCCTCACCGGCCGCTAGACCATTGTGCGCGCAACGAGCCATTGCGCGCAGATGCCTGACCGTGTACGCTGGCCCGACATACAAATGCCCCCGCACCGCGATCAACGGCCGGGGGCGCGGCACCGAGAGACCTAAACCTCCCGGCGCAGCGGACACCCTAGCGACCAGGCCAGCGGTGCCCTCCTCGCCTATGAGCCGTCTCCCGGGGCCTCCAACCATAGGAGGAGCCGAAGATGACCACCACCAAGCTAGCTGTGATCCAGGGCGGCTTAGTCGCCGCTCGTCCCCGACGGCGGCGCACCCGTGATCCGCTGGAGAATCAGCCACCGCCCAGCTTCCTGCCGGCGGCAGACATGGCACGAGCGGTCAAGCAGGATCTCCCCGAGGGTGACCTGCTCGCCCTGGCCGCGGAGACCTTCGCGCAGGCGCTTGAACGCCGTGCCGTAAGGGGTGGCGTGTGATGGCGACCCTGGAGCTGAAACAGTGGACGCCCGAGGACGCCGACGCCGACGACGACGACGCGGGCGCCCGGCATCGCAAAGCGTGGGCTCGCGTAGCGGAGGGGTACCGGCTGGCCCTCACCGAGCTTTCGGCCTCCGACGAGGAATTCGCCCGGATGGTGCGGGGGGAGCGCCGGACACGCCGCTTGGCGGGGCTGCCTGTTCTTCGATCGAGCGAAGGGAGCAGATGATGGCCGCGAAGGCGAGGCGCAGCTACGGGACGGGTTCGCTGTTCGAGCGTGCCGATAGCGCCGGCCGGGTGAGCTGGTACGGCCAGTGGCGCCACGGCGGGACGCAGGTCAAGCGCAGGATCGGCCTCAAGCGCGCCGAGGGGTCACGGGAGGGCCTGACACGCCGGGCGGCCGAGGCCGAGCTGCGGCGGCTCATGGCGGAGGTCAAGCCGACAGCGCCGGCGTCCGAAGCGCTCACAGTCGGCGAGGTCGGCCGGCGCTACCTGACCTACCTGGAGAAGCAGGGGCGCAAGCTGGCGACGCTGACCGCGATCCGGTCGACGCTGCGTGTCCACCTGGAGCCGTTCTTCGGGGAGCGTGCCGCCAGCTCCGTGAAGTACGAGGACGTCGTAGACCTGATGGCGGTGATGGAGCGGGCCGGCGTCGGCCCGAAGTCGATCCGCAACTACGTCGGGACGCTCTCGGCGCTCTACAGGTTCGCCATGCACCCGCGGCGGCGGTGGGCGACCGTGAACCCGTGCGACGGGATCGAGCTGCCGGCGGTCCCGGATCATGTCGGCATCCGCTACCTGGAGCTCGACCAGATAGACGCGCTCGTCGCTGCCGCGCAGGCCGGCGCGTACCATGCGCTCGACCGGGCGCTGTACCTGACGGCCGCGATGACGGGCCTGCGGCTCGGGGAGCTGATCGCGTTGCGCTGGCGTGACGTGGACTGGGCCGCGAGCGCGATCCGTGTGCGCTCCAACTACGTGCTCGGGGAGTTCGGGTCGCCGAAGTCGAAGCGGTCGAGCCGCGGCGTCCCGATGGCCGATGCGCTCGCCGGGGAGCTGGAGCGCTACTTCAAGGTGTGCGGCGAACCCGCGGACGGTGCGCTCGTGTTCGCTGACCCGCTGCGCGGCGGCGGCCCGCTCGACAAGGCCGCGGTCCTGCGCCGGATGCGCAAGGCGCTCAAGGCGGCGCAGCTCGACGAGACGCACCGCTTCCACGATCTGCGGCACACGTTCGGGACGGCGATGGCCGCGGCCGGCGTGCCGATGCGCACGTTGCAGGAGTGGATGGGCCACCGTGACATCGAGACGACGCAGCGCTACGCCGACTACGCGCCACGGACGCGCGACGCTGAGCTGGTGGCGACCGCGTTCAGCCGTCGGGAGGCTGAGGCACCATCTGAGGTAACAATCTGAGCGAATCTCACATGACCTGAGCGAACGTAGAGCCCCGGATTTGCTGGGGGTGCGCTCCTAACCAGTGCATGCTGCCGTTTCGAGCCCAGTATCGCCCACCATAGTCTCGCTGCACCGCCAGCGCCTTACAACGGGGCGTCACGCGGGGTCGAGGCGGACAGGCGTT